ACACGCGCGTAATTTTCAGCGGTGACTGTATCCGGCTGCGCGGCCTGTTCGTCAGCCAACTGGCTGATTCCACCAGCACAGCGGATTAATCGCAGTATTTCAGATTCGGTCATTATCATGCCTGTTTTGCGACCTCATTCACTACGTCATTTTTTACCATCCGGCTGATAATCTGATTACACAAATCGTCAATAATTGACTGCACTCTGTTTACTGCCATCGGTTTAAGCCCGGCATCACGTGCCAGAATATTGGGGAGTTTTGCCAGTTCCTCGCTTACGATTTCCCCCCATATAGCCATCTCTTTTCGCACATCATCGGCGGGTATGAGTTGCGCCGTTTCCTGTTCGAACTTGAGGCGTTCACGTTCGGACTGATACCAGGCCTTACGGTCATGTGGCTCCATTTCTTCCAGTGATGCCGGAACGGGAAGATCAAGAAAACAGGTCAGAATGTCAGTCACCCGATAGAGTTTCAGCTTGTCATGCCCTCCGGCTGGCTGGATGTTTTTCAGCCTTGCCGCCGCAGTCTGACGACATATTCCCGCTATCGCCGCCAGTTGATTAATGTTCAGCATCAGATTTTTCAGTTCTCGATCCATACCCGCTCCAGAATGTTTTAAACATGCATCTTGCGAACAACTTTCAGAAGAGGTCAAAAAATGCGCTATATGTTGAGCATAAAACAAGCAAAATTAACATACCAAAAATAAAAATGCTTAAAATTCAATATCATATAAAGATGATGACGACGAATGAAAATGCAAAAACTAGCCTTTTTCCGCGCCGCTCCCGCCCCGTGGCAGACCACCCCACCGGGAGGACCCGTAAAAAAAGGCGGCTATCGCCGCCCTTGTTGTCATGCTCCACTCGATTTCAGTAATCCGCGATAGTCGAGGGCCGCGACACCTGCATCTATGCGCACCTTCCAGGCGACGCCATCAACAGTAAAGCCCTCCTGCTCCTCAAGATATGGCGTATCAATACCATCAAGATAAGCGACCTCTATCGTGTCCATACCCTTCGCCGCTGCCACATACCACTCCTTGTTATTGGCTTTATCAAGACGTGGCTCAACGATTACCTCCGCCATATCTTTCACCACGTTAATGATGCCGGGGTTCTGATTGATAGTGCCCACGCCATCAACCGGAAAGAGTGATGACGATGACAGAATGGCGCGATGTGCGGCAGACTCCAGCGCGGCGGGGACCAGGACAAATGCGGGGGTAATATTCAGCGAATCGCCGTTAGCGTCTTCCTGGAGGCGCATCAGCTTACGGGCTTCGTTAAGCCCCTCCATGTCCATATCCTTCGCAATAAGATTTTTATGATCGGCATGGAATAACGCTTTACCATCCGTAAACTTGCCGTTGCTGGTTAACAGGAGATAAACCAGATTGCCAACTGTTCTGGCAGCTGCGCGTCCCATCGCCATGGGGATTGTAGTTAACTGGGTCAGGTCATCGTTGATAATGGCCTGACGGGTAACGGAAAAAATATTCCCGTACGTGGCCAGCGCAATAGGTACACCTTTATCGCTGGTGGTGATGTATTTATATTCCGCGCCTTCCGGTACTTTATCCAGCTTTGAAAAACCATTCAGACCAACGCGCTTTGCTTCATGAAAGTTTGAAAGCGAACCGGTACGCGTCCATTTCTGGAACGTTTCGCCGCTGTCCTGCCAGCCTTTCAGTACTGATTTTTCAGCGCCACCAGCCAGAATATGAGAAAAATCGCTGCTGCTGTGTGTAAAAGCCGCATTAACAACCTGCGAGCGATTAATAAAACCGCTCACAGTGATACCACGATCAACCAGTGATGCCTGGGCCATTTCAAAAAGGCTCATCATCGCGTAAGGGTTGCCTCGTTCAGGGCGTTCATACCCAAGACGGGAATAAAGCCCCTGACGAATTGCATCACCTGTTATGTTTCCGTTTCCGGCATAGATATGAGGCTGGGTATTTTTATTGGATGGCGTGGACTCGCGCCCCAGCTCGTTCAACAGCTTTTCACGGGCCATTTCCGGTGTACATGATGCATCTTCCAGACACGCCATTTTGATCCCGTCGTAACGACTGCCGAACAAGCTAAACACTTCACTTATTCCATTGATGCGCTTCTGTTCATTACCAGCAATATTTGCCGCTCCCTGTGGCGGTGTAATCATTCCTTTAATGGTTTCCGGCATATGTAAAAAATCTCCTGTGCGTTTCGATTCAATTCGCGCCATTGCTCTGACGGATGGCAACAATTCATCAGCAAAACCGTGCTTAAGGCATTCTTTCCCATCCATCCAGGTTTCATCCTCCAGCATGGCGGTAATTTCCTGTGCTGATTTGCCCGTTTTTCTGGCATAAGCAGGGATTAACACGGTTTCCACCTTATCCAGCAAATCAGCATAATCACGCATATCGCCAGCATTTCCGCCAGAGATACCCCACGGTTTATGGATCATCATCATGGCGTTCTCCGGCATAACAACACGATCGCCAGCCATTGCGACAACCGAAGCCATTGAAGCCGCAACACCATCGATATAAACCGTAATGTCTGCCGGATGATTCCGTAGCAGGTTATAGATGGCGATGCCTTCAAACACATCACCACCTGGTGAATGGATCCTCAGATTGATATGTGAAACATCGCCAAGGGCTTTCAGGTCTTCCGCGAACTGCTTTGCAGTAACACCGAAGCCGCCAATCTCCTCATAGATAGATATATCCGCCGCTCCGCGAACATCCGCCGCCTTAATGGTGTACCAGTGATTCATTGCTCACTCTCCGATGCAAAACCACTCTGATTAAGCCAGGCGTTTACGGCATGCCTGACAATCTGCGCCACACCTGGTAATGGTTTGTCAGGATGATGATTTATATGGTCGATCCTGTACTGCTTAAGGCGCATAACGGTCTGCGCATCCAGATGAACGGAACCACCCCTGATATCGCCCGTGTTCAGGTCATTAATACAACTCACAGTAACTTCCTCTTACTGACTAAACTGTGCACATTATTGATCGATAAAAGTGGTAGATAAACATATTTCTATCATAAAAATAGATTAATGAGATTCAGACACAAAAAAGCCGGATAAAATCCGGCATAAATATCCCGCCATCTGAACACGTTTTGACACAGGCAACTCCACCTGGCAGGTGAAAAACAGATTTATTTATATATTTCAATTAATTGCAAACTGGTCTAATGACAGGGAGAAAAAAATATTGTACAGGTGAAAACAGAAATAACTTTTAATTATCAATAAATTACTACACATGCTGCCGCCGCCATGAAAATGCAAAAACCAGCCTTTTTCCGCGACGCTCCCGCCCCGTGGCAGGTCACTACACCGGGAGGACCCATAAAAAAGCCGGATTGCTCCGGCTTCTGTTACTCGTTGCTTAAAACGGTATGTTATCCCCGTACGGATCATCATTTCCCGCCTGTTGTTTTGCTCTGCTCAGTGCATCAGTAGCCTGCCCCTGTTGGCCTTTTTTGCCGCCCGGTCGCGCCGTTCTCGCACTGATTACGCTGTCTGCGATAACCTGCCAGCCCTGCCGCGTCTCCCCGTTCTGTCCGGTCCACTGGCTCACCTGCATGTTACCCGCCACGCTCAGGAGTTCACCCTTGCGGTGCTTTGCCAGTGCTTCGGCCTGTCTGCCAAACGCCAGGACGGATAACCACATCGTCGCCGTTCCGTCATCTGCCTGGCTGCACGGAAGTGGGACCGCCATACTCGCCATCGTCATTTGTGTACCCTTGCTGGTGGTCTTTAACTGCGGGTCAGCCACCAGCCGCCCGTAAGCCGCTATCTGTGCTGTCATGCTGTCTGCTCTCCGGTTTTAACGTTGATGGTTGTCACCTGTTCCGCTTCGGCAATCTCCCGTTCTGTCAGCGTGGCAAAGTTTGCAGCTGCCGTTGTCATGAATGCGCTAATCAGTTCGGGATGTGCTTTCGCATATCCTTCCCCGGCGTTGCGGTCGATGATTTTTATCGACACCCTTAACCAGTGTTCCGTCAAATCCAGGGCGTGCGATTGTGATTTTTTTATGTGCTTCGCTGTCATAGGCTTTATCTCACAGCAGTAAATTAAAATTTTTGCGTTTTAACCCTTCACCTGTTCACCTTTTGATATTTTATCTTTTAATTCATAATGTTAAGGGGTGAACAGTTTCACAAAAACTATTCACCAACTGTTCACCACTGTTCACCCTTGAAGCTCAATAAACAATCAAAAAGGTGAACAGTGAATAGTTTGGTGAACAGTTCATAAATAACTGTTCACCCTATAATATACTGATATAAAAGATATTTATAACAGGGTGAACAGTGGTGAACAGTTATTCCATAAGTTTAATTTTTGCTATCGTCATTAGTGACCGATACACATGATGGCATCCAGTCTTCTGATTCCTCCGTCAGTGTCACGTTTGAACGCAAACCGTGCTTCGTTTTCCGTTTCATATACTCCCTGCCATATTCCGCCATTGCCCCCGGCATATCTTTACCGAAGCGCGTCAGTGTTACAGGTTTACCAAACCCATGTGCCTTCATATAAGCCAGATAGGCATGATAGAGATACCTGCGCGGGCTGAATGGCACAATTTCAGCATTACCCACTAACAGGCCATCACACATTACCGACGCCATGAGATAGCCGCAGAAGTCCACCAGCGAATCACCTTCACGCTTTATCGCGAGTGCTTCTTCTGATTTCTGCTGCTCATATAAAAGGCGTCTGGCTTCGTCCTGGTCAGCAAACCGTGTAAGCAGATGACGAATCACTACCGCCAGCTCACCTTCTATTTTTTCCGCCAGCATTGAATCGCGTTCGTTCTCCGGTACAACTTCCGAAAAATTGAATATCACCCGACGGCGCGAGATCCCCCCGCTGCGGTCACTGAATGACATAGCGTTATTGTTAACCGCCAGCACTACTGCCGGGATACGCGTTGAATATGGGGCTTTATGTTTTGGGTCGATTGCCACCTTGTCACCGCCTGTAATAGCCTTAATTCCCGCCCCATCACCAGCGTAGCGGGTCATATCCGGCATGATAATCAGCGAAAAGCCAACCACTAACGCGCGTTCCCTTGCATCTTCCAGCGCCTTCATGCTCGCTGATACTGTATTAGCCTTACCCGCCAGCATGGTGCAAATCTCCGCCATCACGCTTTTACCACTTCCCCCTGGACCTGTTACCTCAATGAATAACTGCCAGTCGTACCGGTTCGCCAGCACCATGAATAATGCAGCCAGTACGCGATCCGCCTTGCGGTCATTCTCAGCCACCGAACGGCGTAACCACTTCCAGAAATTCGGCGCATGTGTTGCCAGCGTTTCCCCCTCTGCTGGTGGGCTGAAAGGTAATTCACTGGCAATTAACAACCAGTCGTTTTTGTTATGCTGCCGAAAATTACCTGTTCTGGTATCAAATACCCCGTTACTGAATCCAATCAGGTTACGGGCTGTATTCCCCATTACAGGCAAACTTAACTTCATGGTATCGACCGCCGATTTAATGGCGTTCTGCGAATAGCTGATCTCCGCATCAATGAAAATCTGCGCCATAGCTCGCTGTAATTCTTTATCCTGTACTGGCTCCCATACAACGCCGTTGTAATGGTGAACAGTGTCAGAGTCGGCATGAATCGCCAGTTCACCGCCATAATGTGCCAGGAGAACTTCGCCGCGTTGACTTGCTCCCATCTGGTTAAGCGCCAGTGATGAAGCGTTATCGTCTTTTACCCGCTCTTTTTTCTTTACAGGCAGTTCAACTACCTTTTTCTTTTCCGTCAGCTCTCCCCGCTCACGTTCCAGATATTCGCGCCAGTTCTCCCGTTTCTGGCTGTGCATTCCTTCAGGGTAATAATCAGCATCCCTGACACCTGCCGCTGCCAGTTTCTGCCCGATGGTATTAACAAGCCCCGGACGCAATAACCCCGCCTGGTAGAGACGCACGCGATAGCGTCCGTCCGGTACGATTTGCAGGTTGTCCAGTTCGGCAAGTTGTTGCTCTCCAAGCCAGACAGGTGGCACGTTATCGCCAGCCAGTCGCCCGTCCTGTTCCTGCCACTGCTTCGCATGTGCCCACGCATCACTACCCGCAAAAATGATGACTTCCGTCATTTTGTCACGCGGCTGGTGTTTTAAATTTGGCGCTTTTTTCATTTCTGCTCTCTCCACGCGGCAATCATGTTTTTCAGTTCCTGTAGTTTTTTATCCACATCCATACGTGACACATGGTTATTTCTGGAAGTCGGGATTTCCCGCCGGAATCTGCAAATAAAGATCTCCACGTTCAGCGAACTAAGAAATGAATAGCCATCACGGATAAAATACACACGGTCAAACATCAGTTCTTTTACCGTTACTCTGTTACCGTTCTTATCCAGATAAATAGCGCCGGGGATAATTTGGGGGTGTGCATAACCGCTGGCAGTCAAGCCAGATAAATACGTTCTCATGATTATTTATCCCCGATTTGAATCAGTATTCGCTTTCTTTATAGCATTTAATGCATCTGTGGCATTTTCAATGGTGCACCGTAACGAAATATCAAAATGTCCAAGCATTGCCAGTAACAAACCGATATT